CATCTTCTTGAATATTATGATCTGTAGAAAAAGTTATTGTAACCGTAGGCGAGCCATTAGTAGTTGAAAAAGCATTGCTCAATGTTGTAGTAGATTTGATAGGGTGTATGTCATAAAATACACCACCAGAATATGCATATAAAATCCTGTTAGTCCCTATGATAGAATATTTTCTACCTAAACTATTTATAAAATGATGAAGACCTCTACCGGCTCCTGTTAATTTACTTGCCCCTAGTTGTCTCCAACCACCTATTTTTTCAGGTGTTCCATATCTAAATCTAACATTATCACAGTCTACCCATTGCCCCTCTGCTCCGGTAGGTGTAATTTGTTTATTAATACCTGGTTGAAATCCTATCTTCTGTAACATAAAAATCCTATAATAATTAGGGCAGGAGACGTGGTATGGTGGATCTCCTGCCGAAACATTATTCTACTACATTATTTGATAAATTTAAAGCCTTTAAACCATTGAGGTAACCCTATATGTAAGCGTTCATCAAACATATTTTCTTTAGATCCAGATGTTTTAATATTATTGTAATGTAAAAAAACTTGAATACATTCTTCCCCTGTAAACCTCTTTCTCCAATGCTCTAAATCGCAGCCTCTATATATTAACATATCACCAGGTTTTAAAGTTATCTTGATACCCTTCTTATCTTTTTTTCCAGATGGCTCAAGATATATTGGCCAATCATCACCGCCAAGATTCATAGTGGTAGATATCTCACAACTAAATCTATCCTTATGTCTTTTTAATTCGTGGCCTTTTTTATATACTCTTGTGTAAGTATAAGCAGGATAAAGTTTTAAGTTTGTTGTTTTTTCCATAATTGGTTGACATTTAAGTAGTAAAGTCTCCATTGCTACATCTGCATACGCAGCATAAGAACCTGGAACCTGAAGAGTTGGACCTTCATAATACCCAAACATTTTTTCAAAAGGAGATATGTATCTTGCTCTTAAACAAGTGTCATAGACTTGTTTCTTCATTGCAAGATAGTTAGCTAAAAAAGTAGCTAAATCTTTTGATATTGCTTTACGAACAACTACGTACTTATCTTTTTTAAAACTATTATACATTTTTATAAATTTTTGAGTTTAGAACTATATTTCCAGATATACTTATTCTAGTTTTATTAGAAGTATAGAAAGGGTATACTTGATGAGGCCTATTAGCTGTAAAAAATAACATGGTGCCCTCATCGTCTGGAGTTAAATGACAATCATAAGTACAAATTTTTCCTAATGAGTTCGTGTAATACATTTGAAAGGTATTTGGATAAGCACAATTAGCATGTTTAACAAAAGGTAGTTTCTTTTCTTTTTCATAGTTAGCGGGTATCTTCATCCAAACTACAAAAGAAAAAAGACCTGCGTGAGTGTGAAAAGGATTAAATTCATATTTCTTTTGAAAATTTACCCACATGCTTTCTAATTGAAACGGAAGATTTTTATTTAAAATATTTGGAATAATCCAAGTATCTTTAGAAGAACTATCTAAATACTCTTGAATACAAGGTAGTAATTCTTTTTCAAAAAACCAATTGTTTTTATCTTGAAGATAAAAAGAACTATCTATTTGACCAACTAATTCATGATTCCATCTTTTCTTTCTTTTTTTAATATAACTATTTAATATATCTAAAGTTTCTTGTGAAAGTTTTCTTTTTACTATACCTACGTTATCAAAATTTTCTATGGCCATAATTTTATATATTATCCATTATTAAATTATCTACAGCTTGTATATTCCAGTGTATAAATCTAAAAGGTTCTTTTCCATAATCCACTACAAACTCGTGTTCCAAGTATCCTGGAAATATAACTAATGTTCCTGGTTTAGGTCTTAGAAAAAATTGATCATGTCCATTCCACACACCTTTTATATCTGGTTTCATTTTTAATTTAGTAGCTCTAGCCCCTGTCCGTGGTTCGTGAAAAACGGGGTATGATGTTTTATCACTGCATTTTAAAAAATAAAAACCTGACACGTGTTGATTCCAATGCACGTGCGCTGAATGATGGCCGCCGCCTTTTTTAGCAAATTCTTGAACCCATAAATCAGTAAACATCATTTGATATTGACTCATGTCATAACCCATGTAATCTAAATATTCATAAGATTTTTGACCAACATATTTTTTAAAATCTAAAAAATTATTTTCTTTTATTAAAGACGAAGAATGAAAAGATCTTCCAAAGTCTCCATGTTCTTTTATATGATCTTTAGATGGTTTAGAAGATCTAGCTTTTTTAATATGTGTATTAGAAGCCTTGTTTAAAGAATCAAGAAACTCTGGTTTGTCTTCAGTCCAAACAGGTGTGGTAAAAAAATGTTCTATGTTCATTATTTAAAAGAATCTCCTAAATTCCAAAGCACTAAACTGTATCTACAACCTTTAGATACAGGTTTTACCCTGTGCCACACAAAAGATGGAAAAACAATAATAGAACCTTTAGGTAGTATTTCTTTTGCTTTCATCACATGTTTAGCTTCGTTTCTCATTGGTGGATCATAGTCTCTACTGTCAAACTCTAATTCTCCACCTTTATATTCTGAACCATCAGTTAACTGACAAGTCATAGATAATTTTCTAATTTTATTGTGTCGAAATGTATTAGGCATATTATAAGGTCCTTTCCAAGAATCACAATGCCAATCATAATGTTGATTTAATTTATATTTTGTAAATTGAATATCTTCAGAACTGTCCCATTGAAAATTCCATCCTGCCTTTTTATTAGCTATATCAACATAAGGCAAAATTTCTTTGTATATCCAAGTGTCATTCAACCAAACCACATCAGAATTTCTTTGATGTTTTAAATTTTTTATTTCTTTTTTATTTAATTTTTTATTTCCAACAAGACCTGTTGCACCCAGTTGTTCTTTTTTTTGTAAACCATATTCAATAACATCATCACAAAACTTAATAGGTAATGCAGCAGTAAAATACCAATAAAAATTTTCTAAGTTCATATAAATTTTGGCCCTGCTAAAAACATAGTCAAACTTTCTCTTATACCCTTTTTTACAGGATTTACTTTGTGTAATAAATGAGACCTTAAAAGAATAACATCTCCTGATTCTGTGAAGTCAGAAATAAAACTAGGTGTCTCAGTTTTTAATAAACAAAATTCACCACCAGTATATTGTTTAGTTGAGATATTTATTAATAAAGTTAATTTAATATCGTATGTTGGTGAGGTTGAAGAATCACAATGAAAACTGTATTCACCACCTTTACTATAAATATTATAGTTTAATAAAGGATTTCTTATTTCAAATAAATTATATCCAAAGTTATGTTGATTCACATCAAGAACATTATCTATTAATTTTTCTATTTTATCTTTAATATTTTTATATGAAACCCAATAAACTTTAGAAGTTTTAACAGAATTACCTGCTTTAGGATCTTGTCCTACATTTTTTTCAGTTAATTTATATTTGTTTATTAATTTATTTAAATCTGAAACTTCTTTTTTATTAAAAAAGTTTTTCCAAAACCAATAATCAGGAACAGTATATTTGTTCATTTTTCAAGCAATATATAGGTTGTAGTTAACACGTAGTTTAATTCATCTTTTTGATTGTTTTTTAAATGATACGTACATGTTGAAGGAAACATTATAAATTTATTATCTGTAAGTTTTATATTCCAACTTCTTCCTTTTTTTCTATTATCATCATAGTAAATTGTAACAACACAATCATCTGTTTTTAATCCATATAACAATGTAAAGTCTGGTGAATTATAAAGATCTACAGGATTAACATTATATAAAGGAATTGTTTGTTCATTTGGTTTGTAAGTATTTGTCCAAGTGTCTTTAGTTACTAAAGTTAAATCGTGTTTTATATTTATGTGTTCTGTTATATATGTGGTTAACTTATCCCACTCTCTACTAAATTTTAATTTAGTGTTGGACAGTTCTGATTCTACACCATCTAATATTAAAGACCCTCTTTGAATCTCAAAGTTTTGTGGCATAGAAACATCGCCATAATATAAAGCTATTTCAGATAATACTTTCTTGTGCATACCAGTTTCTTTTATAAAGAAATATTCTTAAATGTCAATTATGCTAAAGTATTAATTAGGGCCCAACCTGTGGTATTGTCTGCTTGATAAGCAGGTTCATCCCATTGATATTCCCAATGATGTGTATTTGCGTTATTTTGATTTTTTTGTTCTGTTGTTAAATCTGGTTTATCTAAAGGTGCTACCCAACCAAGTGTAACCCTTGTCCAAGATTCATAAGGTTTTGGTGGTATAAAAACATTATTAGTAGAATCCCAAATAAAACCTATTCCTGCATAATTTCCTCTAAATGCTTTTGAATCATCTCCTGATTTATGCTTATTACCGTATGTATTATAAGAAGTTTGAATCCAAAGATGTGCAGGCCAGTTATTGTGTTTTTCTAAATATGCTTGTCCTACTGATTCAGTTTCTACCCCTTCTTCATTTTGACAGTCCGAATCATTTAAAGTAAGTACAGTTAAAACTATATTGTCTTCTGATATTTTTGCAAAGTGTGCCATAATTAAGCTTGAAACCTATATCTTATAATAACAACTCCTGAACCACCAGCTCCTCCTGTTTGTTCCCTGTCAGTTTGTGGGTTATTTACATGTGGTCCTGGAGGGTTACATGCTGAATACACTGGAGATCCACCTCCACCACCAGTATTTGCTTGACCTTGTGTTGCTACAACAACGTTACCTTGACCAGGTCCAGTTGTATAACCTTGGTTTCCTCCACCACCTGTACCACCAGTTCCAAAATTTCCACCTGGTTGAATAGTGCCCTGTTGTCTGCTACCACCGGCACCACCGCCAGCTCTTGTTACGTTCGAACCTGTAATATTTGTTGGTGCGCCATTTCCACCATCACCACCGTGCAGTCCAGAACTTGGTTGGGTT